CAGCAGTCGACCTCACAGCCGGTTCCACCAACTTGAACCGATTCCGATGGCTCAACTACATCGGTCACAGACTGCTCAAGGTCATTGAGCTCGAGATTGGAGGTCAACGCATTGACCGACAATATGGTGACTGGCTCCAAATCTGGACCCAGCTCTCCCAGGATGCAGGTACCATTGCAGCCCTCGATGACATGATTGGCAACACCCACGACCTCGTCCTCATGAAGGACCGCAAGGGTTATGCCTTGGATGCCTCTTGCGCGGGTGCTGAGCTCACCAACTCCTGCGCTCCCCGTGCCGGAACACCTGCCAAGACCCTCTACATCCCTCTCCAGTTCTGGTTCTGCAGAAACCCAGGTCTTGCTATCCCATTGATTGCCCTCCAATACCACGAGGTCCGTATCAATGTTGAGTTCGAGCAATGGATCAACTGCTGCTACTATGAGCTCATCGGCTCCACTGCAGCCGCAACCTCCATCCAGTCCTTGACTGCTGCCTCCCTCTACATTGACTATGTCTACTTGGACACTGAGGAGCGACGACGATTCGCCCAGCAGACACACGAGTATTTGATTGAGCAGCTCCAGTTCACAGGTGCTGAGTCCATCACCTCCTCCTCCAACAAGATCCAGCTCAACTTCAACCACCCGGTTAAGGAGCTCATCTGGGTTGTCCAACGAGATTCCTTCGTTGACTGCACACCCAACCAGAACTTCATCTCAGAGGTCAATGGATGCCAGCCATTCAACTACACAGATGACTTTACCACTGAGGGTATCGTCATGGATGTCCTCGCCCGTGGTTCCCTCGGTGGCGGTGCATCTACCACTGTCGTCCCCACAACAACTGGCGATGGTCCTTCAGGCCCTTACCTCCCAGGTGTCGGTATCGCAGTCGGTCCTTCACTTGCCGGTGCCTCTTGGTTGGACTCCATCTCCGATGCAGGCGACGAAGTCTTTGCGGACACCACCAACTACCTCCTCGCCAAGGTTATCCTCGATTCTGGCGTCCGATGCTCAGGCAAGAACCCAGTCGAGGTTGCCAAGCTCCAGCTCAACGGCCAGGACCGATTCACGGAACGCGAGGGCCGATACTTCGACCGCGTTCAGCCTTACCAACACCACAGCCGCACCCCTCAGGTCGGTATCAATGTGTACTCCTTTGCCCTCAAGCCAGAGGAGCACCAGCCATCTGGCACATGCAACTTCTCTCGTATCGACAAGGCCACCCTTCAGCTCACGGTGTCTGTCAACACGGTCCGCTCTGGCCGCACGGCCCAGGTTCGCGTCTACGCGGTGAACTACAACGTTCTCCGAGTCATGTCAGGCATGGGCGGTCTTGCATACTCCAACTAAACATGATACCTAATTAATTAAATAAGTAACAACAAGGGGAAACCCACCACTGTGTTTGGAAACCCAACAACAGTGGTCTATTTCTGCATAACAAACACGGCGATGCCATTCCACCAGGTTGTTTTTGCAAGGTTCATTTCTGTATGTGAGTTGTTCCATGTAAGGCGTGTCTCCTGCTTCCATACCACTTGAACTCCAGTATCACGAATAGCACGCTCTGTCCCGTTTCTTACATCGGGTGCATTCCAGTCGTCTACAATCCAAATGAATGTATCGTCCAAACACGGCAAGTATTTGACCAACGCATTATATTGTGCCTCTTCGCTATGATATCCGTCATACATGTATATATTGAACTTGTGCTGTGCGAGACTTTGAATTAGTTCAGGATTCCAACAGTCTGATTCGATAAACGATGCGTTGTTGGAACCTTTGAATTCGTTAAACACTTGCATGAACTCCTGTTTCGGACCATCAAACTCCGACCAGTTATCAATGGCAATGCATACATCCATTGTGTTTTGGCACATTGCAGCTGCGATTGAGCTTCCTTTCCACGAACCTATCTCTAAGTATCGTGTATTCGGCATTGAGCAAATATTGTTATAGAAATGCCTTGTATAAGTGCCAGTCATACCTGGCAAATCCACAATCTCTTTCGTAATTTTAGATTCACCTCGTTCAGCTTTGCGATATGCATCGTCGACATGCTGTATCCAATTCATTGTTTATCTTGTAGTTAGTTGTTAAAACTCCATGATGAACGATAGCATTCTGTGGGTGGAATTATCAAATCGTTATACAGATGTGCAAGGTCATTGCGAACGAAAATCAAGTTGCCTGTATGGCATATCAAAGTATACCCCTTTGAAAGACCTAGATTGATCATCGGATGAAACCCAGTTCCTTCTTTTCCAGGTCCATGAACATGCGTTTCATTCAAGGGTGAAATGGATGAGTTAATCTCAATAATCACCATCTTTGGAGTATACTGTTGGACTGCACGCCATACCTGATAGTCATAGGAATCAATGTCAATGCTCAAGATATCAAAATCAGTGGGAATAGGAGTTGTAGCTAGAATGTTGTCTAATATAGTGTCTCCTTCAAATCCAACCATTGCATGAATAGGGATGATGGAAGGATACTCCTTACAGGTCTTCAATAAGAGCTGAAAGTAATCCTCACGCCCTTCAATGTAGACTGCATTGTATCCTTCTTGAACTAGCTTGAAGGTGTTGGAACATTCCTTTCCATCCCAGGCTCCGAACTCACAGAGCCACTTGCTAGGATTTTGAATTCTTCGAAGAAGCTCTTGGAAAATACCATCCTCACCATTTTGGCTAAACACATTCTTGCGTAACGCAAGTGCAGGCACAGAACGCTTGATGAAATACGCAGGACCGTCTTGTTCGGAACCATGGATGAAAGGTAGTTGACATACAGGATTGTATGTAAAGTATTCTTCGCACGCCTTCCTACAACCTGAAAGAGCCCAATCGTCTACGATGAGAATACCCCCATCGTTGAGGAGAGGGAAAAGTTCACTTAAACTCACTTTGGTTGATTCGTATAAATCTCCATCCAAACGAAGAAGCGCAATACCTCCTATGCGTTGAAATACACTGCGATAGTAAGACAGTGTATTCTGAAACCAACCCTTAACAAGCACTACATTGTCAGACTTGTTTCCAGACCAACGGTTTAGATTGTCTCGAACCGATTGATAGCTATGAACTGTCACTCCAGAACTCTTTAGAAGCTCATTTACATTGTTGTACGGAACCATGGGATTCGCTCCTATTCCTGGTTGTACCGAGTCATTGACAGACGCAATTGGAATACCTTCGAACGAATCAAATCCGTAAATCCATCGTGAAGACCCAACTACATCCAACATCGCACCTAGTTGAGCACCTGCTGCAACTCCACATTCTACAAGAGCACCTGGAACACCACGAGTCATCACTTGCCGTGCATAGTATTTTGTATTCTCAACTGTATTGCGGGAAGAATAGGCTCCATCATAATAAGACATGTTTATAGATACTCAATCGAGTTCGTATTAAATAGCTTTTGGGGTTGATAGAACGGGTCCGTCCAGCGTTCAACAATACATACGAGTAACTTCCCATACAAATGAGAGAGTGAGTTGCGTAATACAACGGGTGTAGCTCCACATAGAAGTGCTTCATAGACTCGATGCGTATCAATTCCAGTTCCCTCGGGACAGAGCACAAACTTTGAACGACATAAGTCACTGTAATACTCAGGCACAGACAGTCCTTGTTTCACTACTACGCGTGGGTCATTTGCAAACGCAGCTGCGCATTCATTGCGTTTCGACACATTGGTTGTCGTGGTAAAGTTCATATAGATTTCAATGTCTCGTTCAACAGAGGAAGGCTTGAATGTCTCTAAGAATGGAAGTTGACGGTCTACAAATCCTAATGGAATCGTAGTAAGTTTTGGATGCTGTATCGTTGTATTGATTGCGTAGATTTTGACCGCATGAGGCAATAGTGCGCGTAACTCGTATTCCCCAAACGAACGGTCTGAATTGTGAACGATGAATGTGAATTTCTTAACTACAATAGCAGGCACATGTCGTGCGAATCCAAATAAGAGATCACCATTGATAAACACCCAGTCACCTGAGACTGCTTTCGAATACTGAAAAGGCTCTCGACCTGGATAGCGAGTGTCTACCACCCATCGACAATGCTCTGAAAACGACTTACCAGAAATCATACTTATACTATACAACACGATGGTAAACGCCTTTTCGTTCTGTCTGTATAATCCTCCAAATCCGCGGTATTACACAGGTCTCTTGGAAAACATTGAATTGATTCAAAAATACTTCCCTGAAGCCTATACATTTGTCTACATTGGGAACGATGTGCCCGATGAGTTTGTGATTGAACTTCGCGTTCGGAAGAATGTCGTGCTTCGTTTCACGAAAGAAACGGGTCCAGCCAATATGATTCACCGTTTCTTTGCAATTGATGAGCCTGAAGTGGATATCATGTTTTGCCGTGATGCGGATAGCCGAATTCACTGGAAGGACCGATGGGCTATCAAGGAGTTTCTCAATCATCCTACTGCAAAGTTCCATTCCATTCGAGACAATCCAGAACACGCAACTGCAGTCATGGGAGGACTTTG